GAAAGATTGAATTTCAATTTTCTCTCCATGCAGGAATACCTCAAATTTTTCCAAGTGAAAATAACGCCTGGAATTAAAGAGGCTGAAGGTGCTCCATTTGTAGAATCTTTGGACGCGTTGGTTTTCCTTCAGAGGTTTTCCATTAAACTCCCGGAACTTCCATACCGGGTGGGCCGATTAAAAGAAGCTTCTATTCTTAAATCCCTTGTCTGCGTGTTGCGTGGAAAAGGTGAATGGGATGTTAATTTTGCAACGGTCCAAAATGTTGATGGTGCCCTGAGAGAATGGGTCTACTATGGACGCGAGGTCTATGAACAGCGACGCCAGCTCATGGACGAGATACTCACACGCAACAACTTACGTCATCTGAGTCTCGTCGTAGATACCCCCTACTTGGAGCTGTTACAATCATTGCAGTCAGAATTTTTGGACTCGCCTGTGGGCAAGGCAGAATAATATGCATCCCTCTGTGCGATGGGGTCGTACATTTGTAAATAAACCAAAACCCCTGTATGTGTATTGGATACCTGATGATAGAGTTTGAGAGAGACTCTTTGTTAATGCTTGCACATATAGCTGTATACAGCACTCTCTCACCTCGAAGCCCCCGCTCGCCACGGCGTGGGTGAACGTACATAGTTGTGGCACTAATAATACAATCAATTCGGCTATACATTCTGCGTCAACGGCCGATAAACAGTTGACCATTCAAACAGTCTCTTTTACTGACGCATCCCCTGGCGTCAAGACTGAAGTTTCTTCATCATATGAAACTACCTTTTCCCATGGGAGCACCACTGATGTTCCCTTGGCTGACTTCCTGTCCCGACCTGTTAAGATTTTTGAGTATGCATGGGACACTGCATCGCAGACCAATTTGACATTTTATCCTTGGAAGGAATTCCTTGAGACAACCGCAATTCGTGCTCGTGCCGAAGGCTACCGCTTTGTGCGTGGCAAACTGCACTTGCGCGCAATGGTGACAGGAAACCCCCTCCTATTTGGACGTAATCTCATAGGGTATGAACCATGGGCTGATAGGAATAACTTCAATTACGGCAACCCCATCCAGCGTGTCCACAAAACATGTGTGAGTCAGTTCCCGCACATTGAATTGGATGCCACTACGTCTACCGGCGGGGAGATGGTCTTGCCATTTTTCTCCCCGTACAATTGGATTTGTCTCACTGACACCAATATGTTGCAAGATATGGGCAAGTGCTACGTGATCAATCTTGCGACATTGCGACATGCCAATTCACCTACCGGTAGTGCTCATGTTATTGTCCATGCTTGGATGGAGGATGTGGAGCTGGCTGCTCCCACTGTTCTTGATTACGGTGGTGAGACGTACCAAGGTGAATCTGACGAGTATAAGTCTGGCCTCATTTCAAAACCAGCCACTGCCATTGCTCGTATCGCCAATTCGCTGAGTAAAATCCCTGTGATCAGACCTTATGCACTGGCCACTGAGATGGCAGCTTCAACCACTGCCGGCATAGCTTCAGCCTTTGGTTTTTCCAGACCACAGATTTTGGACAATACTCGACCTGTTCGTGAATTGGCAGCAGGTAGGCTTGCCGCTACCAATGAGCACGAGGTCGTTTCGCGTTTGGCTCTCGATTCCAAATCCCAGCTTTCAGTCGATCCGCGGACAGTGGGCCTTGATGGCACCGATGAGATGTCCCTGCGGTATGTTCTTGGCCGCGAAACTTGGCTCTATGATATACCATGGGCTGAAGCGGAGAATACTGGAGATCTCTTATTTCATTTTAGAGTCACTCCTACTTACCATACTTTGGACCTCTCCACAACGCCTCCGAGATCTGCTATACCTCCCTGTACTGCGGTGGCTTCTATGTTCCGCTACTGGCGAGGTACGATGGTATATCGTTTCTCAGTTGTTGCATCTGCTTTACATCGAGGCAAGATTCAGATTACTTACGAGCCTTCATCTTCCCTTGCTGCCGGTAATACGCACACAACGTATACTCGTATCATCGATATCGCTGAAACTCGCGATTTTGAAATACCTGTTCATTGGCATTGTCCTACACCATGGCAACAAGTTAAGCTCTCAGAGATTGGCGGATTGCAAACCCATTACAGTGCCGCTACACCAACTTCAATAGCTGGTGAGGCTAACTACTTCAATGGTAGTATCACTGTTTCTGTTCTCACACCTTTAACGTCCCCCGACCCTTCGCTGGTTGAATCAGTGAAGATTTTGTGGTATGTACGTGGTGGTGATGATTTGGAGTTTGCCAATCCAATTGGAGGCAATGCTCCTTTCACATATCGCTCTACGGACACTAAAGAATTACCACAAGGTTTGCCAGATTTTGCGTGTGATGAAATTCCCCAAGGGGATATAACAGATTTGGGTAGCGATCAGCCCGATGTGGCACCCAATGATTCTGCTGACGTGGCTGAAGATATTGGTACTTCTGCAGGCACACTTTCTGATCCCTTGTCCCACGTATTCCATGGAGAAACCGTGACATCTCTCCGGTCTTTCCTTAAGAGGTATCGTGTCGTTGATCGGTTTGGCACTACGAAGTATCCCACACTCACTCAAATCCCTATTCGTTCTCCCATCACATCCAACGCTGGGATGACAATTCCTGAGTTCGTTTTCCACTGGTACGTGGGATGGCGAGGGTCTATTAGGCAAAAGCACATTGCGACTTATAGGGATAGAACTTTGTACACTGCGCGGGGATATTCCACTGTCCCCAACAATGATTACATTGGGAGCAGTGGTGCGCACATCAATTTTGGTCTTTCTGAGATTGAGATTCCGTTCTATTCGTATAAGAGATTTGAGTTCACCCGGTGGTCGCCCACCTGGACTAACAACAACACTGATACCTACTCCCCCAATAATGTGGTAGGTTTGACCGGAACTCTCGAAACTGAAGTTCATCCAGTTCTCTTTTGCGCCGCTGTTGGCGACGATTTTTCCCTGTTTCACTTCCAGGGAATTCCACCGGTCTATGCAGTATAATATGGAAGTGAGCATGAGGGTCGCACCGCCCTCCCAGGATTTTGCCTGGTTGGTGTACAATTTTGCAGTTGAATTATTTCATTTTCAACCGACAGTGTTGTACACTAGTCGGGGAGTTTTGG